TAATGGGGTTGATGCTTGGAAAACAGATATAATTAACCCTATAAAAAATAAATATCCTAAACAATGAACTTAGATAGCAAAACAATATCCATTATATTAGCGATTGTTATACAATCAGTATCTTTAGTTTGGTTTATATCTAAAATGGATAGTAGAATAGCCAATAATGAAAGAGATTTATCTAAGTTAATGAGTATGCACGAAAAATATGATGCTATGGAAAAACAAATTGATAAACTAATGTGGTTATTAGAACAAGACCAATTAATGAAATAAGGGGGTAAAATGGCAACAGAAAAAGAACTAGAAAAACAACTTAGAGAAGTTAAAAAGGAAGTAAGAGAATTGCGAACACATAATCAGTTCTTGTTAGACAGATTAGAAAAAGCACACGAAAGAAATGCAGAAATTAGAAAGCAAATGATGACTATGACCTTTGATGATGTTATTAGAACACAAAAAGAATTATCTGAATATCAATCTAAATTGGCTAAAGATAAAGAACTAATGGAAACATTTGAAAAACAAAAAGAAATTAAGTTAGGTCTAGGTGCATAATGCCTTCAATGTCAAAGTTGGATTTAGGTGAAAAGGTTGAAGTCCTTATTACTAAACTAACTGTGATGGAAGAAAAGATAGACCATTTAACATCTGACCTAAAAGATGCTAATAGAAAAATAGAAGATTTAGATACATCAATTAAATATGCAAAAGGTGGGTTAAAAGTATTAGTAGTTATAGGAACTGTGGTAGCGATACTTGTTGGGTTCACTAAACTGCTAGGTGTTATCAAATAATGTTCAAAGCAATATTCCTTGTGGGATATTTTTGCGTAAATTCAGTATGCATTTCTATTAATGAAAAATACGAATATGTTGATGATTGCATAAAACAAGGAAATCACTTAAAGTCTATTATAGATGAGCAGAATATTCGCAAATATTTTATCGCTTGTGTTGATGCCACAGAATACAAAAATTCCTAAAGGTTGTTATGTCTTGGACTAATAATGAACAGTCCATTATTAAGAAGATTAATAAAAAGTTTAATTTAGGTTTAGTGGAAGATAGCGAAAACTATAATCACTTTGACGCTTCAAGCGATAAATACATTGTAGAAATAAAAGCAAGAAAGTTTCCCAGTAATCACAAATACGCATTAGATGGTTGCTTCTTAGAGAAGTACAAATATGACCACTTATGCAAAAAAGCAGATGACCGGAAAATGCTCTATATAAATTATTTTACTGATGATATAATTGCCATTTGGAATTTATCCAAAATAAAAGAATTTGACTGGGAGGTACTTAGAATGAAAAAACAAACTTACGGCTATAATAATCAAGTAATAGAGAAAGTAGTTACTAAACTATTATTATCTAGTGCTATTACATTTAGGGGGAACGATGTCTGATAAAATAAATCCTGCTTATTACAGGAAAAAAATAGAAGTATCTGATTTTATTGATGAATACGATTTAAACTATTTTGAAGGCAACATTATTAAATACGTTGTTAGACATAAAGATAAAAATGGTTTAGAAGATTTGCAGAAGGCAAAATGGTATTTAGAAAGGTTAATTAGAAAATATGAACATAGAGAGATTGAAAAAAACCCTCATTGAAGATGAAGGAATACGCTATCAAGCCTATAAAGACCATTTAGGTAATTGGACTATTGGCATTGGTCATCTAATTAAAAAAGAAGAAGATTATTTAATTCATAGAGAAAGACCATTATTAAATTCAGAAATAGATGTAATCTTTAATATAGATTTAAAGCAAGCTATTGATGATGCTAGAAAATTTATTGATGAAAAATCAATAGATGAAATAGCTTTTGAAATTGTTGTTAATATGGCATTTAATCTTGGATTGCCAAAATTATCACACTTCAAAAAATTCCAACAAGCACTACAAAACAAAGATTATAAATTAGCTAGTCAAGAAATGTTAGATAGTCGTTGGGCAAAGCAAGTACCCAATAGAGCCGGTAAACTATCTTTATTAATGGAGGACATCAATGCTTGATAAAATATTTAGTGGCGGATTAGTCGGAACGATTGGAAATATCATAGATGAATTTCACGTTAGCGAAGAAGAAAAAGGTAAAATAAAAATACGCCTTAAAGAATTAGAGAATGAAATTAATTCTAAACAAATGGATATTAACTTAGCAGATGCACAATCTACTGCTACGGACATATCCGGTATAATGCAAAGAAGTTGGCGTCCATTAATAGGAATTAGCTGTGCTTTTGCTATCTTTTGGGAATATGTTGCTAAACAATTTACAATGTTTTTTTTAGCACTTTTTTCTATTGAAACTGCACCACTACCTAGTTTAGACTTAGATGCTTTGATGCCATTAGTTCTAGCATTACTAGGAATGGCAGGACTTAGAACTTACGAGAAACAGAAAGGTATAAGCAAATGAAGAAATGGATATGGAACAACATAAGCAGTGGATTAGATTGGTTAGACCCATATTGGTCACTATCTAACGCAATCAAACTTGTAGCACTATTAGTTATAGTGTGGTTTGGTCATTCATTAATGCACTAATGATTACAACATCTAGCAGTATTTCGGAACTTTATACAAAGAAGATTGTAGGAAGTAAAAAAGGTAATAAGCGAACAGCTATGCCAAAAACTAAAACTGTTAGATTAAAAATAAAAAAGGCAGGATTACCGAAATAACCCTGCCTTGCAAGTTTCACTAGGGATAATTTTTGCTTTACACCATATTGCCTCCGTTTATGTTAATTAATTAAATTATAATAATTATGATTAAGAAATGAAGTACAAATTAGGCGATGAACTAACAATCAGATTTTATGACCATATGTCAGAAACACCTAGCTGGCACGATAAAGACTATATAATGAAAGTGCCTACCCCTATTGGTTCAGCAAAGGGGTATTTTATATCCCAAGACGATATATCCATAAAAATCGCTAGTATGGTAATGTTTGACAATAAAGGAACTATTACAGAAATGGGTAGTTGCCATATAATCGTCAAAGGTGCTATTCTTGATATTAAAAATCAATGATATTTGAAAGATATAAATGTGTTTATTGTGGCGATATAGCTAATGAATTAGACCACGTTATTCCAAAATCATACGCAAATACACAATCTTATTCTAAAGACAAAGTAATTCCTTGTTGTAAAGAATGTAATGTAAATTTAGGAAATGTTGCTTATCATACTATTTCAGGACGTGCTTCTTATTTAATTCCAATATATAGGAAAAAATATAATAAAATTCTTAAATTTCCTGAATGGGACGAATATGATTTAGAAGATATGTCTAAAAATATGAAAAAATCCATTATTTTTATGCAAAATAAAAGAGAATTAATTAAATTAAGAATAAAAAACTTAGAAAATGTAATTATTTTAGACCCAACAATTTCTGATGTTTGGGATTGTATTTAAAAACTACCTTAAACATACCCAAAAAACCCATTTTTTTTGCCCATACAGAGGGTTAAAGGTCTAAATCAAAAAACTAATCATTTTGACCTATATATGCCTTAAAATCGCTTATTTTGGGAAAATATGGGTGTCTGCCTAAACAAACACCCAAAGTACAGGAGGAATAGTGTAAAAAGAAAAAAAAACTGAATACACTGCCTAAAATGTAGTCTTTTCTGTTAAAAAAACAATCCATAAATAATTATAAAAAAAATATAAAATAGTTATTGCAAAAGTTATAAATATCTTTAAAACTTTAAAGTATGAATACAGGAGTAAAAATGACATCATACCAAATAGCAAAAGAACATTTTGCAAAAACAAACGAAGCATTAATAGTTCAAATAAGAAACAAAGATTACATTCTTTATAAAATGTATTTTTCAGGTTGGGAAATGGCTATTAATGAAGGTAAAGAAATTACAACTATCCCATTATATATTCTTAATCCAACTAGACGAGAAAGATTAGGTTATAGATGGATTAGCACAAAAAACATTAGTATCAAACAGGAGGTATAATAATGAAAAATATTAAAGTTGGGAATATCGTTACTAGACAAGGGTTTATTAGTGGTCGTTATGAAGTTATAGATATAAATAGAGATGTTGTTTTTTTAAAATATATAAATGTTATTGGTGATAGATTAGAAACTGATGATAAAACAATAACAGAATGTATTTCAAGAATAAAAAAAGCAAGAGCAAAAACATCAAGATTATCTAATGAACAATTAAGTAATTTAATTTTAAAAAGAAATTACAAACAGGAGGCAAAATAATGTTTAACGATTTATTAACAATTCTAGTCCACTTCGGAATGTTTGCTTTTATTTTATATTTTATTAAGGAGTTATTTGAATAATGAAAGTTTTAGTTGCTTGTGAATACTCTGGTATTGTTAGAGATTCATTTACAAGATTAGGTCACGATGCTTGGTCTTGTGATATTCTACCAACAGAGAGTGAAGGTAATCATTATCAAGATGATGTTTTAAATCATTTAGACGAAGGTTGGGATTTAATGATAGCACACCCACCTTGTACACATTTAGCTGTTTCCGGTGCTAGATGGTTTACGAGTGGTCATAAACCAAGACACTTACAAGTTGAAGCATTAGAATTTGTAAATAAATTAATGAATGCACCTATTAAAAAAATAGCATTAGAAAATCCAGTTAGTATTATTTCATCAAAAATAAGAAAACCTGAACAAATAATACAACCATATCAATTTGGTCACCCTGTTAAAAAGACTACTTGTTTATGGTTAAAAAATTTACCTAAATTGCAACATACCAAAATTGTAGAACCGGAAATGATTACTGTTAATGGTTATACAATGTCTAGGTTTCATTATGATACTTTTAGATTACCTAAATCTATTAGAGGAAAAGTAAGAAGTAGATTTTGGGAAGGTGTTGCAGATGCTATGGCTAATCAATGGGGAAAGGAGGTAAACAATGACTGACATCAAAGCAAAGATATTACAGTTTGGTGGTAGGCAGAAATCTGATGAAGATTACACTACTATCAAAGTTCGTAGAGCAGATGTATCTAAAATTAGAGATAAGTTAAAAGATATGCAGTTGCATATGACTTTAACAGATGCTTTTACATTCGCAGTTAATCATACATTCGGAGGGAAATAATGGATAAAGAAGTATGCGAAATATGTAATGGAAATGACTATGTTTACGACCAAGATAACAACGTACAACAATGTCCATTATGTACAGCACTAGGTAAACTATACGAACCACAGGAGGTACAAAATGAAGAAAGAAATGAAACCATTTATCCATCTAATAACTAAAATGTATGTTAAATATGGAGTGGATAGATACCCAATATGTACACAACAACAGGAGGACATAAATGTATCGGATATTATTGGTTATACTACTGGTCACATCTTGCAGTTACAAACCTATTACGGACAGCAGAGGCAACAAAGGGAACGAAGTAGCGATGCGATATAGTGACGACCTACAAACTTGTAAAGCAATAGCAGAAGAAAATACTTATGATGTTATTGAAGCAAGTAAAGTTTTTTATAATTGGTATGTACGACCATCTCTTTTGTGGTTACCGGACAAAGCAGAGTATAATTATAAAAAAATGGTAAATAAATGTATGACTAATCGTGGTCATAGTATATTATCAGATGATTAAGACAGGAGGTCAGAATATGTTAAACAATCATCAACATTTGGAATACGACATTAAACTTGAAAATGTGCGTAATCAAATTGCCAACAGTAAAGAAGGCAAAGTAAATATAAAAGGCAAAATCTACTCAACAGTGGGTTTGCGTTTATTTAAACTTAGAGAGGTATTCGGTACACGAGTAACTATCAAAACAGAAGTCTTAGAAAATAGTGATGATAAAGTTTTTGTTAAAGCAGAAATTTATCTAAACTATGATTGCGGTCAGTTAATGTTATCTGACGGCTATGCTGAGAAGAAAAGAAATCTAAACATCATTACAAAGAATAGTGCGGTGGAATTTTGCCAAACAACTGCTTTGGGAAGAAGTTTAGCATTTTTAGGTTTATCAGGTTCAAATGAAATTGCATCAGCAGAAGAAATATTTGCTAGTGAAGAACAGATAGCCGAAAAAGAAGTACAACCAACAGTGAAATCTAAAGGAGGTTTATAATGGCTTGGTTAAATTTATTTAAAAACGACAAAAAGGTGGAAGGTGATAATCAACCGCTTTATAAGAATGTTAAAATTGTATTTGATGAAGATGTAACATTAACAGCAGGTACACCATATGAGGTTGCTCTTTGGAAGAAAGATTCTACCAAGAGCGGTCAACCAACAGATATGGTAAGTATTAAGATTGAACCTAATAACTTCTTAATCAATAATGAAATTGCGGAAGTCAAACAAGATACACCGCCATTCTAATATCGTAAAAGATAGGGAATATATGCAGTGGGTGGTAGAAAACCACCCCTGCTATATTTGTAATCTTGAAGGTAGATTAAACTATTCTCAAATACAATTTCATCATTTACAGGGTAAGTACAGAATTGGTGCTATGATTAGAGATGACAGTGTAGGAATACCATTATGTTTTCCTTGTCATTCTATCTTCCAAAAACGTGGTGAAAGATTATATTGGGAAGAAATAAATATAGACCCTAAAGTCTATGCAGATGAATTATGGGAAGAATATAAGGAAAAAAAAAATGAATATCAAAAACTTTGAGAAGTGGGATTTACTCCCAATGTCACCCAGTAAATTACGAGGATTTACTACATACACCGGACAGTTCATTATAGAAAAAATCTATAAGATAACCGGTGGGTCAATGCCACCTGCACAAGCAGGTAACACAGTTGAACCTATGTTAATGGATTACTTAAATGGTAAAGAAGTTAATCAACAAGAATATATAACTAAATTTAAAACAGAAACTTTAGACCACCCAATAAGGGAAGATATAGAGAAGTATGTAGATTTAATTCCAAAGATGTATGAACAATCTAAAGCATTAAAAGATATTGTTGCAGATAAAGAACTACATTCATATCAAGAAGAATTATTTACAGAAGTTATGGGAATACCATTTAGAGGATTTAGTGATTTTATTTATAAAGATAAAACAGGAAAACTTTATATGTATGACCTAAAGACCAAAGGTAGAATGTCAATCAACCACTATGATAAATTACAACAATGGTTTTATCGTAAGGCATTACAAGAAACTTATAATGTAGAAGTTGAATGTTTTTTATTTATTGTAACACCTACTAAATCTCATCTTGAACCAATAGAATTTACGGAAGAATATGAGATTGAAATAAATAATGGCTTAAAAAGTTTAAACAGGGTTTTAGAGATTTGCAAAGAACCTAAAGACTTTGCGTATTTATACACACCTAACCTAGATGACTTTATTTGGCGTAGTAAACACCTTTACAATGCTAGAAAAGACATTTGGGGTGTTTAGTGACAAACAAAAAAATATTTATTTCAGAAGAAGAAAAAAAACTACACAGATGTATCACTTGCAAGAAGTGGAACACTGCGTATATGATGATACAGCTTAATCACTATACCCTAATCAGGGAATGTATTAAGTGTTACAACAGGAGTAGAAAATGAGTAAAATGCCGAAAATGAACTTATGGATAGATGCCTTTAATTCAGATACTAGTTTCTTATCAGATGAAGAACTAGGTATTTATTTTAGATTAATCTTCTTTGCTTGGGGTAGAGAAGGTTATTTACCTAAGAATTTAGATTTTATTGCTAGTCTTACGAGGAATGCCAATAAAGAGGCAATAGTGAAGATATTAAACCTCTATTGGACAGATGATGGTGATAAATACTATCAAAAACGCCTCAGAGAAGAATATTTAAGAGCAGTAGAAGTAACAGAAAAGGCAAAGAAATCAGCAGAAACTAGGTGGGGTGATGCGAACGCAGTGCGAACGCATAGCGAACGCAATACCTCTATATCTATATCTAAGTCTATATCTATATCTAATAATAATAATATATATAAATACTTTGATACTTTTTGGGATAATGTTTGCTACAAAGTCAGTAAGGGTCAAGCTAGAAAAAACTTTGTAAAGATTAGT